AGGAAAAAGGCCGTCCGCAACATGGCGAAGATGGCTTACATCCAGTACGGCACTTCCAGGATGGGACAGGATCCGATCATTGAGCGTGCCGTGCAGTCTTCGCGCAACGATGTTCTTGCCGCGATGCAGTCGGAATACAATAAGATTTTGTCAGAGGGAGGCGGTTAAATGGACGAGCTATTCAATAAGCTGGTATCTGCTGCAGCCTCGATCAATATTCCGGCGGATGCGGTTGCGGACGGCATGTATTACGGCACGGCTGAGCGCTATGTTGTAGTACAGATCATGATATCGCCGACCTTCTGGGGAAACGATAGTCCTCTGGTTGACAGATATTCATTTTATTTCGATGTTTATATCCCGATCAAAGAACAGTACCGTGCATGGGTTGCAGCCCTTCGCCGGAAACTGGAAGAGCTCGGGATGAATGAAGTCAATTACCAGGGCCAGGAACAGGACACGGAAGCAGATAAGCGCTGTGTGATGTTTAACGGCTCTTACGACATTTACAGGGAGGAAGAATAATGGCATTTGTGGGATTAAAACATGTAGTTTTTGCTCCGATTACTGCTGAAACCGATAGCGCTGTGACTTATGGCGACGGCTTTGTTGTCGGCAAGGCAATGACCGCAAACATCAACATCACCAGCGCAAACGTCAAGCTGTATGGCGATGATGCTGTGGCTGAAAGCGATACCGGTTTCACGGAAGGAACAGTGGACATCGGTGTCACCAAGATGACCGACGATATCCAGGTTAAGATGCTTGGACATACTGCCGGAACCGGAGAAGGTACTACCGGCGAGATTACCGCGAAGGGATCCGATCAGGCGCCTTATGGCGGACTTGGTTTTTATGCTCCGAAGCTGGATGATGGTGTCCGGAAGTATCGTGGTATCTGGTTTACGAAGACCAAGGCAAGCGAGCCGAACGAGTCTCTGTCTACCAAGCAGGGGGCGACGGCCTTCGTTACGCCCAGCATCAGCTGCACAGTTATGGAGGATATGACAGGTGCGTGGAAGAAGGAGGAGACCTTTGACACAGAAGCTGCCTGCATCACCTGGCTGAACACTCGTGCCGGGATTTCCGCATAATGTAACGTAACTGTAGGAGGAGGACAAAATGCAGCACAACACAGACCTGAGGCCGGCCTGCACACAGATGACATTTGCCGGAAAAACGTATGATGTAATGTTTAACATCAGCGTGGTGGATGCCATCTGTGAGCAGTTCGACTGCGCGGCGAATGATATCATCAACCTGATAAACGATACAAAGGGCAAGGAATTCCGAAAAAACGTGGTGGCGGTTACGGTGACCCTGATCAATGAAGCCGTGGATATCCACAATGAGGATTATCCTGATGATCAGTGGAAACCGATAACCGAAAAGCAGATCAAGCGGAGCCTGAATCCGGTAGCCTTTGCGGATTTATACGATCAGCTGGTTAAGTGCTATATTGATGGTTTTGTCCGCAAGAAGACAACAGATGAGGATGACATTGGTGAAGACCCAAACCCGGGGAGCGGAGCAGCTTAAATGTTGCCCGCTTTTTCGTTATAGGGAAACTTTTTAACTATACAGACCGCGAGATCTGGCGAATGACGCCCAGGACGCTTATGACGCTTCTGGCAGATTACCAGGCATTCCACGGTCAAGGTCACAAGAAGATAACGATAGACGATGTAGTGCCATTCTAACGGGAGGAGCAGATGAGCGAACTAAAGAAAATCGGTGCGGTGATTACTCTCGACGGAGAGAAGGATTACCGCAAGGCTCTGTCGGATATCAAGACGGATCAAAAGCTCCTCCGGTCGGAAATGGAGCTTGCCAAGTCCCAGTACGATAAAAACGGGGAATCTGTTGATGGCTTAAAGAAAAAGCATGATATCCTGAAGGATTCGGTTGATAAGCAGAAGGAAAAGGTCGACCTCCTGAAGGATGCTGTTGAAAAAGCCACAGAGAAATACGGCGAGAATGATAAAAAGGTCGGGGAGTGGAAAACCCAGCTGAATTATGCTGAGACAGACCTGAACAACCTGAATAAAGAACTGGAAGATAACGATAAGAAGCTTGATGACGCCGAAAAAGGCATGAAGGACGCCGAAAAGGCCACGGATGATTTCGGCAAGGAGATGGATGATACCGGCGGAAAGTCCAAGTCTTTCAAGGATACCCTGAAAGAGAATCTTACCGTAACGGATGTTATTAACGGTCTGAAAACTGCCGGCGGTCTTGCAAAAGCCGCATGGGATGAAGTGTATGCAATTGCCAGAGACGCCGCGGCATATGCGGATGATATTCTTACCATCTCCACAAACACCGGGATTGCAACCACAACCCTGCAGCAGCTGAAAGCAGCCGAGCCTTATATCGACGTTCCGCTGAGCAATATCACTGATGCCATCGGAAAGAACACGAAGGCAATGGGTGAAGCGCGTGATGGTTCCAAGAAATATCAGGAAGCGTATGAAAAACTCGGCGTCAAGGTGCAGGAACAGGACGGAACGCTCCGGAACAGTGAAGATGTTTTCTGGGATGTTGTTGACGCCCTTGGAAACATTGAGAATAAAACCGAGCGTGACGCGGCATCCATGGAACTGTTCGGCAGAAAGGCTTCCGACCTTACAGGCTTAATCAAAACCGGGAAAGACGGCCTTGAAGAATATACCGCTAAAGCCGAAAAGATGGCCCTGATCTTAGATGACAAGGCGCTTGCAACGCTTGGCGACATGGATGATTCTTTTCAAACTCTCGATCAATCTGTAACGTCACTGAAGAATCAGGTCGCACTGGTGTTTGCTCCGGTGATCACTGAGGTGGTGGATACCGTCTCGGGCTTTATTGGCGATGCGGCGAAGTGGATTTCTGAGTATAAAGATGAGATAAGCGAACACATTGATACAGTCAAGGAAAAATCAGATGATTTAAAAGAATCTATTGACGATCAGGTAAAGTCTTTTGAAGATCAGAAAGAGAGCATCAAAAATAATGGCGAGTATGTTAAGAGTCTTACAGACAGTATTTTTGATTTAGCAGGAAAAACAACATTAACAAAAGACGAGCAACAGCTTTTGAAAGTACAGCTTGCAGAGATTAATACGCTTATTCCGGATCTCAACCTGCAGTATGACACTCAAACCGGAACCCTGAATAAGACACGTGGAGAAGTTGACAAGCTGACAAAAGCATATCATGATCAGGCCGTTGAAATGGCCTATCAGGAGCAATGGACTCAGCTAACTAATGATCATATTGCTGCAGTTAAAAACCAGGTTGAAGCCGAAAAAGCCCTCAATGAAGTAATGGGATTAACAGGCGGATCTGCTGTGCTTAAAGAATATAATGATTTGCTTGAAAAACATAAAGAGTGGTTAATTGAGTCTACTGGTGCATCCAGCGAAGCTGAACTGACACAGGAAGATCTTAACACTCTTATGGAACAAGCTGCGGAGTATGCCAAACAGGAACTTGTTGGCCTGCAGGATGTCGGTGACTATACTGCTGGTGAATACATCGAGAAGCTAAGTGCTGCCGAAGAGGCACAGGCATCTGCCAATGAAGCAGCGGAATATGCACAAACAGCGTTATCAGACCTGCAGACCGAAATTGACGAGGTCAAAGACGCGTACAGCTTAAACATTGACACAACAAATGAAGCAGCAGAAGCGACGAATGCAGCAACTGAGGCCACCGAAGCAAATACCGAAGCCACTGACGAACTGACGGAATCTGCAGAAGAAGCGGTGGAAGAGCTGTCCGCTCTGGATCAGGCGATTGCCGATTATGCCGAGCAGGCAGGTCTTTCCGCTGAAGATGTCAAGGCCAGCTTCGAGGAGATGCGGGATGCTTTCGTGGATGCCTACAAGTCTGCTGAAAGTTCCATTGACGGGCAGGTCGGCCTGTTCAAGGAGCTGAGCACCGAGGCCACCACAACCGATCAGCAAATGCTGGATAACCTCCTGAACCAGAATGTTACGCTGGAGCAGTGGAGTGCGGATATTCAGGCACTCGCAAAAGCAGGTCTGGAAGACGGTCTTCTGCAGCAGCTGATTGATGCAGGACCTGCCGGTGCTGCGGATGTCCGGCAGCTTGCTCAGCACATCGGAGATGAAACAGACACGTTTATCGACGATATGAACACTGCTTACCGCGAGCAGATGAAGATCAAAGAAGCGTTTGCCACGGAAATGGCGGAGTCTGAAACACATTTCCTGGAATACTCCGACAGCATTGGTGTAGATGCCGAGACACTCCGTAAGGAACTGGCCGCAAAGGGTGTGGAAATCGGTGATGATTACAGTACCAGCATGGCGGACAGCATCAACAAAGGGGCTCCGGATGTAACAGGTGAAACCGAGGACATCGCGAAGGATACTGCTGAAAAAGCTGAGAAGTTTGAAAAAGCCGGTATTGATTCCGCAGAGAGATATGTCAAGAAGGTTAAGAAGATTCTTGAAGACAGCATACCGGGTATCGGCTTAAAGCTTGGCGATGTAGCGAAACTTTTCAGGACTAACGGCGACACTATCGAAAAACGCGGCAAAGAGGGCGGAGAGAAGTACGTCAACGCTCTTAAAGCAGAAATTGAAAAGACTACCGAGATCAGCAATAAGCTCGATAACATTGTGGGTCTTGCATCTGCCAGAGTGTGGCCAATGACCGATGCTGGAACACAGCTGGGTAATGGTGTGATTAACGGCCTGATCGACACTTTGAATGCCAGATACTGGGAGGTCGACCGCGCTGTCGAGCAGATCAACACCAGGGCCCGCCAGGCGATGAAAATACAATCTCCATCCAAAGTCATGATGGAGACTGGTGCGTTCATCGGTGAAGGCCTGATCGAAGGAACTGTTGAGAGCATCGATGAAGGTCTGTCTGATATCACAAGGGAAACCGAGCGGCTGTCTGATACACTGGGCAGCGGTTTTGCTGATGGCATTAAAGATTTCCGCATGTCGGATCTGACACTTGACAATATGAGTGGTTCCGGAAGCACGATCAATGACACGACAAACTACGGAGGTGTCAGCATCAATGTCTACGGCGCTCAGGGACAATCTGAGGAACGCCTGGCGGAGATTGTTGTTGACATTATCACAAACAGAGAACGAATGGCAGCGGGGGTGTGGTAATGGTACAGAGTTTTGAATTTGCGGGGCATTCCTCCCTGGAATGGGATACCTGTATCACTGGAGCGAATGTATTCCAGTCTGCCGCCAAGTCTTTGGACAAGATCAGCATTCCCGGCAGAAACGGTGATCTGCATTTGATTAATAAGCGCTTTGAAAATGTCAGCCTGGTCTATCCGTCTTACATCGCGAAGGATTTTTCGGCAAACATTAATGGCCTTAGAAACTTTCTTGGATCCATTGACGGATATGCCAGGCTTATAGATACCTATCATCCCAACGAGTTCAGGATGGCTGCGTATGCAGGACCACTGATCCCGGTTGTTCAGCGTCATCTCAGAATGGCGACTCTTGACATTGCTTTTGACTGTAAACCACAAAGGTATTTGATGTCCGGAGAGACTGTGATCAATATTGCAGCATCTGGCTCTACAATCAGCAATCCGACACGGTTTGACGCCAGACCGCTGCTCAGAGTATACGGGACAGGAACCGTTTCGATTGGAAATTCTACCTTTACGATTGCCGCGGCACTTGGACCGTATACAGACATTGATTGTGAGCTTATGGATGCTTACTATTTGACAGCATCAAATAATCATAACGTGATTTTCCAAAACAACGATTTTCCGGTGCTTCATCCCGGAACAAATGCTATTACATGGAGCGGCAGCATAACACGCATTGATATTACACCAAGGTGGTGGCAGTTATGATACCTATTCTTTATCCTGAAAATCAGGTTTATTTTGACACAAACGGAATCGGTCGTCTATCGGATGCCATTGACTGCACGGTTATTGAGGAGCGTAACGGGATCTATGAACTGAGCATGAGATATCCTGTCAACGGCCTTCATGCTGATGAAATTGTGAATGGCGCCATCATAGGTGCCACACATGACGATACGGGAGACATCCAGCCGTTTGATATATATCGGATTAAAAAGCCCTTAAACGGCGTATTTACAATCAATGCGCGACATATAACTTACAGATTATCCCAGTATACATTACTGCCGATGACAGCCGGCAGCTTCGCGGAGGCGTTTGCACGTTTCCCTGGCAATATAATACCGGGTAGTCCGTTTTCGTTCTGGACAGACAAGGACGTGACCGGTGATTTTACGGTGAAAGTGCCTTCGACTGTTCGGTCAATGCTCGGCGGTACAGCCGGATCCTTAATGGATGTATACGGAAAAACCGAATATGAATGGGATAAATGGACAGTTAAGGCTCATCTGAATCGCGGGACAGCAACCGGTGTGACGATCCGGTACGGAAAAAACCTCACGGACATGGAACAGGTTCTGGATGAAGCAGAGGCCTATTCAGGAGTGGTACCATACTGGATAAAAACCGCTGAATTAGATGAGGATGGCGAGGAAACGTCAAGCAGCGAAGTCATCATGCTGCCGGAAAAAATCGTTTATCAGGAAGAAGCAGATACGGTTCCGGGAATCCTGGTAGTCAATGGTTTTCCGCTGAAGATAAATGATGGTGTGCTTGAAATTGGAGCCGGCAGGCGGATTCGTGTAATTCCACTTGATCTATCGGATCGTTTCGAAAACCAGCCGACGGATGCACAGCTTCGACAGGCTGCGCAAAACTATCTTGCAGCCAATCGGCCCTGGGATCCGAACAGAAATATAAAGATTGATTTTGTCCAACTGTGGCAGACAAAAGAATATGAAAATGTCGCTCCGCTTTTGCGTCTTAGATTATGCGATCGCGTAAATGTCTATAATCCTGTTCTTGGCATAAATCAGAACGATATTCAGATTGTTAAGGTAACATATAATGTTTTGCTGGATCGGTACGACAGCATGGAACTCGGGGAACCGAAGACGAATCTCGGAGCAACCATCAGGGAAGCTGTAACAGCCAGTATCATGCAGGCAGTTCCTACACAGACCGCCATGCAGAAAGCAATCGATGCAGCCACTCGTCTGATCACCGGCGGACTCGGTGGCCATGTGGTGATCGGTACCACTGCGGACGGGGAACCGAATGAAATCCTGGTGATGGATACGGACAACACCGAGACGGCGGTGAATGTCCTCCGCATCAACATGAACGGCATCGGATTCTCCACCACCGGATACAATGGGCCGTTCAGATCCGCATGGACGCTTGACGGGCATTTTTTCGCGGATTTCATCGACACCGGAACGCTGAACGCGAACCTTCTGCGCGCCGGCATCATCACATCAATCGACGGAAAGAACTGGTGGAACCTTGAGACCGGTGAGCTGAATATCATCGCGCAGAGCATTGTAGTGAATGAACAGCAGCTCACCCTGGACAATGCCCTGAGTTCGCTCTCGACGAATATCGGGACAGCACAGAGCACCGCCAACAACGCCGTGAGCGCAGCAGCTGCCGCACAGAGTACGGCAAACAGCGCAGCGACAACCGCAGGGCAGGCGAACAGCACGGCTGCGGCAGCAAACCAGACAGCCGGAGCGGCAAATCAGACAGCGCAGGAAGCGCTCCAGACAGCACAGGAGGCGGAGACAAATGCCAGAGCGCTGGTGATCAACCTGAGCCATGACAGCTTCATTATCCCCACACTTCCGGACGGATCAGATGGAGACTATTCCGGATGCTCCACCGTTGTGATGGTACAGTGGGGCGATCTTGACGTCACGGCTGACGCACAGATCACGATCAACGACGGTGCCGGAATCCTTAGAGTGAGTGATGGGATCCTGAATGTAAACGGCGGAGCGCTGCAGCTCTACACGGGGAGCCTCACATCATCCTGGGATGAGGCGACGCATATCTACACAGTAACGGAGAGCCGGGCGGACATTGCCATCGTTACGTTTGCAATCACATATGCTGGGAAAACCGTCACAAAACAGCTGAACGTTGTGAAGGCGCTGCAGGGCCTCACCGGGGCAACTGGAGAGCCAGGGGCAGAAGGCGCTTCCGGAATATCCATCATTTCCGTCGATGTCTGGTATTACCTGTCAAATTCATCAACACATCCGGAAGGCGGATCCTGGTCAACAAATCAACCGACCTGGACCGAAGGGAAATTTATATGGTTCAAGACGGTCACCGCATACAGTAATGGCGCGACGACTGAATCAGCCGCGGCCTGCATCACGGGATCCGCTGGCTATTCCGGAGCTGACGGCATCGGGGTGGCCTCAATCGAAGAACAGTATTACTTATCAACCAGCGAGGAGGAACCAACCGGCGGCAGCTGGTCGGAAAGCCCAACATGGGAATCCGGTATGTACTTATGGAACCGCCTCCGGATCACCTACACGGACGGATCCGTCGCTGAGACCAATGCGGTCCTTGCGGAGGCAATCAACCAGGCAAACCAGATGGCACTGGATGCGCAGACGGAACTGCAGAATCTCGAGCCTGGAGGCGTCAACCTGATCCGCGTATCAAACACACTTTTGTTTGACGACTATTATTTCGTCGGATGCATCGCAGTCAACGGCGCAGTGCTCGCGGTGAATGGCGGCATCCTGCAGACACGGGTCGCACCGTGAGAAAGGAAAAAACGATGGCAAATGATGTAAAATATAACATAGAGGACCTTGCAAGTATGACCACACCGGCGCTGACGGATCTGCTTCTGGAAGCGAGGGGAACTGCATCCTATAAGCTGCTGATCAGCGACCTGGCGAAAGCAATTGTTGAAAATTATGCGGGTAGTTCACTGGCTGGTTCTGCACAGTCTATAAAGA